CAAATAAATAATAAATAATTATGGGAATAAATTCACAAGGAGTTGCTTATAACTTCGGGCAATTAGGTAGCGCTTACACAGATAAAGCTGTGGAGGTTATACCACCAAAAGATCAAGTTATAGTAGCTATAACATTTTTAGATGCAGCAGGAACGACACCAACCATTATGACACCAGAGCGTTTAGATGAAGGTGGCCCTGGATTTGCTGGTATAACAGGTACGACAGCTGCAGACGTAGAAGACTTTGAGGAAACTATAACTAGTAATGTAAACTTCGCTGGTGCTTGTGGTAGTGCTATAGGTGATGCTACTCATGCAGCTTTCGCTGATATAACACTAACTAATCCTCCTTCTGACACTAGCTTAATTAGAAAAGGACAATATGTTTTATTAGTAGATCCAGCTGCTACAGAAAATGGTAGTACAGCTCTAGCAATTGATACAGCTCAAACTCCACTTCCAGTTTACGGTGGCGCTCACAAAGCCGGTGTTAAGGTAGTTTCTTGGGATGGTGTAAATAAAGTTCAACTAGACACAGCTATAACAAGTAGTGGTGAAGCTTTAATATTTATAGACGAAACTCATGGTGCTGGTGGTATAACAGCCGCGGGTCAATCATTCCCAGCTGGTTTAACAATATATGGTAGATGGACAGCTTTTAAAACAGAAGCTGATAAAGGCGTAATATGTTATTTTGGTAAATAATGGCACTAGGTAATAATATAAGCATAGGTCAAGCTAGGGGTAAAAATAAACCTGTAGCTATAAAAAGATCGAAAGAAAGATATGATGCTAGAGATTTTCATGCTATAAGTGGTTCAACTGTTGAAAGCGGCGACGCTGCTGCTTGTGCATTAGGATCAACACCTAATACGTATTACCATAATGGTAGTTCAGCTGGAGGATATACTACTAATGATTACGTTTATACAAGAAAAAGAGCTTCTAATGTTTTTTATTTACCAAATGGATATTATAAAGTAACAGATGGTGGTGGAACTTTTAAAAGTATACAAATACTAAATGGTAAAATTAGAAGCACTCCATCTACTTGTAGATAAAATAAATTAAATTAAATTAAATATAATGGGAAAAAAAGAAAAGTTGGTTGACTTAAAACCAAAGGTAGATAAAATATCTGATGAGCATTTAAAAGGAATGCAAGAAATAATAAACGTTATAAATAACATTCAGTTTAATATAGGTAAATTAGAAGGTCAAAAACATAATTTATTACACGAACTAGGATTAACTCAAAAGAAAATAATAGACTTACAAGATGTGTTTACTAAAAAGTATGGTTCTTTTGATATTGACATAACTAACGGAACTATTAATTGGCCCGAAGATGAAAAATAATATTATAAGAAAAATAACTATAGGTAAAGACTACAAGAATGATTCTATGCACTACGCTGTTGATCAAGAAGTATATGGTGGTCATAAGATATGTGATATAATAGAAGAAGAAGATAAGTATTGTATTTACATTAAAAAAGGTGATGTAGTTATACCATGGAAAGACTTTAATAAAAATATGGCTATATCTGTTGAGTATAACTTAGAGTACTAATGAAAGCTTACAAAGATTTTATAGTATCACCTATAGGTGAGAGATATAATAATTCTAAAAAAATTGGCGACAAAGAGTTAATACTTAATACTGAAATATTTAATCATCAGTTTATAAATAGATTAGCTTTAGTGTTAGAAACACCTATATTATTTGATACACCAATAAGCAAGCGTGACCAAGTAATATTACATCACAATGTATTTAGAAGATGGCATGATGTTAAAGGTAGAGAGAAAAATAGTAGATCTTATTGGAAAGAAGACAAGTATATAATATCTGCAGATCAAATATTTCTTTACAAGAAAAAAGACTGGATGGCTATGCCAGGCTATAGCTTTGTTCAACCTATAATATCAAGTAATAATTTAACTATTGAAGAAGAAGAACCTTTAATGGGTATAATTAAATATAGCGATGGTACTTACAACAAAGAAGAATTAGTTGGGTTTACACCTAGTAGTGAATATGAGTTTATCATAGAAGGCAAAAGACTATATCGAGTATTAAATAAATTTATTACAATTAAATATGAGTATCAAGGAAACGAAAAAGAATATAATCCAAGCTGGGCACAAAGCAGTTGAAGAATTAATCAAAGTAGCTAAAGAAGCTATTGTTGATTCCGATGATGATATATCAGCTGACAGATTAAAAAACGCGGCAGCAACTAAGAAGTTAGCTATATTTGATGCGTTTGAAATATTAAATAGAATCCACGAAGAAGAGAATATGCTAGAAGGAAAACCTGTTGAAGAAAAAAAAGAAAACAAGTTTAAAGGATTCGCAGAAGGTAGATCTAAGTAATGTACGAACAAACATTAGTTAAGGTTGTAGAACCTATAAAAATAAATACCATTAAAAGGCTTAATAAGTCTAAGAAATGGAAATATGGTTATAACAAAGAAGCTGATATAGTTTGTATATCTAAAACTGGCATGATAGGTGAGGTGATAGAAATACAAGGATTTCAAATAGCTTTACCTAAGCAACCTAAAGAAATATACTCTTGCAGTAAAGTTAAATCAGAACAAAAGTGGAAACAGTTTCCAGCTAACCCTGATTTTAAAAGAATTAAAACTGTATTTGATTGGCAAGATTATCCGGATGATTTTAAAGAAAAACATTACGGATATATAGACGAAGAGTTTAGAAGAAGAGAAGAAGGATTTTGGTTTATGAATAATGGTAAGCCAACATATATTACGGGTACGCATTATATGTATTTACAATGGAGTAAAATAGATGTAGGCGCTCCAGATTATAGAGAAGCTAATAGGTTATTTTATATATTCTGGGAAGCTTGTAAAGCAGATAACAGAAGTTATGGAATGTGTTATTTAAAAAATAGACGTTCTGGTTTTTCTTTTATGAGTTCTGCAGAAACTGTTAACTTAGCAACACTAGCCAGTGATAGTAGATTTGGTATACTATCAAAAACAGGTGCTGATGCTAAAAAGATGTTTACAGATAAAGTTGTACCAATAAGTCTCAACTATCCATTTTTCTTTAAACCGATACAAGATGGTATGGACCGACCAAAGTCCGAACTTGCATATAGAGTTCCAGCTAAGAAGTTTACTCGTAAGAAAATACGTGAGCGTGAGGAAATGGATGACGTTGAAGGACTAGACACAACTATAGACTGGAAGAATACAGGCGATAATAGTTATGATGGTGAAAAGCTTTCGTTGTTAGTACATGATGAAAGTGGTAAATGGGAAAGACCTGATAATATAAAAAATAACTGGAGAGTTACAAAAACTTGTTTGCGATTAGGTAGTAGAGTAGTTGGTAAGTGTATGATGGGTAGTACTAGTAATGCATTAGATAAAGGAGGTGATAATTTTAAAAACTTATATAATAATTCAGATGTTACAAAACGAAATCGCAATGGACAGACTAAGTCAGGATTATATTCTTTGTTTATTCCTATGGAATGGAATTACGAAGGTTTCATCGACGAATACGGACAACCTGTATTTAACACTCGTGGAGAACGAGCACTTGATCCACATGGATTAGAAATTGAATACGGAGTTATAGATCATTGGAATAATGAAGCTGAAGGTTTAAAAGATGATCAAGATGCTTTAAATGAGTTTTATCGTCAATTTCCAAGAACTGAAGAGCATGCGTTTAGAGATGAAACTAAAAATAGTTTATTTAATCTTATAAAAATATATGAGCAAATAGATTATAATGAAGGAAACAGAAACTCATCAGTAACAACAATTGGTAATTTCCAATGGTTGAATGGTAAAAAAGATACATTAGTTACATTTAACCCAGATCCTGGTGGTAGGTTTAAGGTAAGTTGGGTACCAAGTGTTAAATTACAAAATAACGTTATTATTAAAAATGGCGTAAGGTATCCAGGTAACGAACATATGGGCGCGTTTGGCTGTGACTCATACGATATATCTGGAACAGTAGATAAACGAGGTTCAAAAGGCGCTTTGCACGGATTAACAAAGTTTTCAATGGAAGACGCTCCAGCAAACACTTTTTTCCTTGAGTACATAGCAAGACCACAAACGGCTGAAATATTTTTTGAAGACGTTTTAATGTCGTTAGTATTTTACGGCATGCCAATACTTGCAGAAAATAATAAACCAAGATTATTGTACTATTTAAGAAGAAGAGGTTATAGAGGATTTAGTATGAATAGACCAGATAAAATTTGGAACAAACTATCAGTAGCAGAAAAAGAGATTGGTGGAATACCTAACTCTAGTGAAGATATAAAACAAGCTCATGCAGCTGCTATTGAAATGTATATTAACGATCACGTTGGTTTATTACAAGATGGTACTTATGGTACTATGTATTTTAACGAAACATTAAATGACTGGTCGAAGTTTGACATAAATAGAAGAACTAGGCATGATGCGTCAATAAGTTCTGGATTAGCAATAATGGCTTGTAATAGACATTTATATAAACCAAATCCAGATCATAAAAAGAAACCTTTAAACCTGCATATATCAAAATATAATAACAAAGGATTTTCATCACAGATAATTAAAAGTAAAATATGAGACTAGAACACTCTATAAATTTCCCATCACAAGCTGTTAGCGACTTAGAAAAGTTAAGCGAAGAATATGGTTTAAAAGTAGCAAGAGCAATAAGACATGAATGGTTTTCAGGTACGACATCAAAGTATCATAGTCACAAAAATAATTTTCATACACTAAGGCTATATGCTAGAGGAGAGCAACCTATACAAAAATATAAAAATGAATTATCCATAAATGGTGATTTATCTTATTTAAACTTAGACTGGAAACCTGTTCCTATAATACCTAAGTTTGTAGATATCGTTGTAAACGGTATGGCACAAAGAAACTATGAAATAAATTGTTTTTCTCAAGATAAGTACGGAGTTACTAAACGTACGGAGTATATGGAGTCATTATTAACAGACATGCGAGCTAAGAATTTTGACAAAATAGCTAGGGAACAATTTGAAGTAGAACTAGCTGAGAATGATCCTGATGTCATACCAGATACTGAAGAAGAATTAGCACTGCACATGCAGCTTAATTACAA